TCATAACCATACCTCACACAGGGCCTGGATTAGATCCAAGGAAGATGGAACCTATGGAAGATATGTGGGGGATGCCAATAATCCGATGATCCTCAGTGAAATTGATGCTGCCTACGCGGCAGATAAGTTCATTGATTATTTCTCTAATACTGGAAGAATTGATGAATACCTTCGTAATGTAAAACTAGATCGTATGGCTCAATTACCTGTGCCTTTATTTGGTATGGGGCCTGAGGATGATCTATTCACAGATTTTGATATGCACCCTGACGATATGCAGATCAAAATCTTTCCCGCTGGAGAGAAGAATGGATTTAGTAATGAATACTTTAATGAAAGATTAGAGATTACTACATCACATGCTATAGAGAAATCTGTGCCAGGAAAAGCTCTAAAGTGGATTGTAAAAGAGACCACCACAGATAAGACTATTGGGTTCTGTAGATTTGGATCTCCTACTATAAATTCTAAACCTAGAAATGATTGGTTAGGTAATGTACCAGAATTGTCTAGGTTCAATAGACACGCCATCATGGGATTCATTATTGTTCCTACTCAACCATTTGGATTCAACTATCTGGGTGGTAAACTTTTGGCAATGTTATGTTGTTCTCATCTTGCTAGAGAGACTTTGAATAAGAAATACAATGCAGATATTTGCTTGTTTGAAACTACATCATTGTATGGAACAACAAAATCATCATCTCAGTATGATGGACTCAAACCATACCTGAGATACAAAGGATTAACTATCAGTGATTTTACTCCTCTGATACATGACTCTATATTCAAAGAATTGAATAAGTGGTTTACTGCTAGAAACAATGACAAACTTCTAGTAAAAGAAGATGCTTCTAGTAGAAAGTTAAAGATTCAGACAAAGATGATCTCGATTATTAAAAAGTGTTTGAATGATGCTGAGAAACTACAAAAGTTTAATGATGCCATACTTTCCGCTAAGAATCTAACACAACAAAAAAGATTCTACATGTCTACCTATGGATTCAGTAACTCTAGGGAGGTTATTCTGGGTGAACAGGATAATTTAATCAAGGCAGAGAACTACGATAGATTTGAAGTAGACCAGATAATTGGTCATTGGAAAAAGATGGCTGCAAAGAGATATACTAAACTCAAAGATGAAGGAAGATTGAGAACTAAGTTGGAGACTTGGAACACTAATCCAGATGAGATAGATATTATTAGGTGATATGGCAGATTTAAAAGATTGGTTGAACTCTATCAACCTAAACAAACAGGATATTACATTAGAAGATCCTCAGTTAATTAAGAAGTATGCTCCATTCATTATCAATAAATGTATGTCTGCACATCTTGATTGCATCATGTTTGCTAATGAAATGAACTTAAATGCACACTTGGCCAAAGACCTTCAATATCAGTTTTATCTAAATAGTATCAGGAAAAAGAAGAGATTCTCTCCGTGGCTCCGAAAAGATAAGATCAAGAACCTTGATGTTGTCAAATCATACTATGGTTATAGTAATGAGAAAGCAATCCAAGCATTGAAGATTCTTAGTAAAGAGCAGTTGGATTACATTAAATCGAAAATTGACGTTGGAGGTAGAACATGAGTGGGTTTGTAGAACCTGAGATTGCTTGGTCACAGGATCAAATGATCGAAGTCACATTGAATGAACCAGATGATTTCTTGAAAGTAAGAGAAACTCTCACTAGAATTGGTGTAGCTTCTAGAAAAGAAAAGAAGATATATCAATCATGCCACATTCTTCATAAGCAAGGTAGATATTACATAGTTCATTTTAAAGAATTGTTTGCATTGGATGGAAAGTCTGCTAATCTTTCTATCAATGATGTTCAACGTCGAAATAGAATCATCACTCTCCTATCTGATTGGGGATTGATCACTATTATGAACATGGATCAGATACAGGATGTTGCTCCATTGAACCAGATAAAGGTTCTCTCTTACAAAGATAAAGGCGATTGGACTCTTGAAACTAAGTATAATATAGGCAAGAAAAAGAAAGTGGTACAAACATCTCCGAGTGCTTTTGTCAAGGCAGATTGACGGTAATCATCAAGGTTTATGGGGGTTTATACGACCCCCTTTTTTTGTATTTTGTGGTTAAATAATAGTGTCGCCGAAAGGGACAAAAATTAACACTCGCTTATTAAAGGAGACCTATTATGGGAAACATTCAAAAATTTTATACACAGGATCTTGATTCATTGATGGATAAGATCGTAAAGAACAGCGTTGGTATGGACGACTACTTCCAACAGTTCTTCAATTACGATACATCTTCAAACTATCCTCCATATAATCACATACAGCTAAATAATGTTGACTCTCTATTAGAGATCGCACTTGCTGGCTTTAGTAAAAAGGAGATCCATGTATACACCGAGTACGGAAGACTTATCGTTGAAGGAAAGAAAGAGGAAAAGGAGGGGCAATCCGAGTATGTCCATAAAGGATTGGCTAAGAGATCTTTCTCAAGAGCGTGGGCTTTATCAGAAGATATTGAAGTCCGAGAGGTTCAATTCAAAGATGGACTTCTTACCGTTAAGTTGGGTAAAGTAGTTCCAGATCATCATGCAAGGAAAGATTATATGTAGAAAGTATTAAGATTGTAGTGCATTATACCTATTGTTAGGATCTCCAAACATAAATATGTTACAGGAGGTAAAGACAAATGCTAAACATCAAGTTTACATTGGCACATCCTATAGTGCCAGAATTTGATCCAGAAATCCACGATCCAGATGAGGTGTTTGCACTTCTCTGTTACCGAGGAATTCATTACGCCAAGTGGTGTAACATCAAGATACTTTTTCAATAATACACAGGGGGTTGACAAACCCTCTTTTTTTGTCCTAAAATATAAGAATGATTGATTTTTTATTTCCTACCACGCTGTATCATACAGATCTGGATACTCCTGATGATATTCATGAAGGTATGGTAAATTACATTGATAGGTTCTATAATAAAAATATAGAACACCTTGGATTTGCTCCTAGTTTTACTGGAGAGATACTAGGTGATTCTCAGATATCAGCAGAACCAGAGTTCTCATGGGTTACAAAACAGATATCAATACATCTTGAAAAATACATAGAAGAGATAGGAGCAACATTAAAACCAACAGATATACATCCAGGCTCAGACATATATGTTCCTCAATCATGGCCAATAGTATGCGTAAATGGAGGGGGTGTTGGGTATCATAATCACTGTCAATCACATTTTAGTGCGGTCTTTTATGTAAGAACAGAGAAAGATAATCCTACAGGGCAACTAGTAGTCCATGCACCAGAACCAAATACTTTATCTGGATTACCTATATTTCACCATAAACCAACATACGGAAGTTGTAAGACAAAAAAATATGATGCTGTTCAAAATAGACTAATAATATTTCCGTCCACTTTGCATCATGAGGTTTTACCTTATCGTGGTATCTTAAATAGATATTCCATATCATACGATATTTTGATTACAACTAGAAAAGAAGCGGGTAATTTTTGTTTAGTAAATCCAAGAAGATGGGTAAAAATTTAGGGGTTGACAAACTCTCTTCTTTGTGCCATAATATATTTGTTGGACGCAACATGGGAGTGACTGAATAAACTTACTGGCAACTGCTGGTTAAGGTGATGGGTCAGAGGTGGTGCTCGCTACCGCAGGGTAGAACTACTCAACCAAGTAGGACTCAGGCAACAACGTATTTACTACTGTAGTAATGCCCGTTGTTTGTTGGTATACAGGAATCCAACCTCCCTCTTTATTACTATATAAGATACAATGTCAATAAAACTAGTTCTACTAAAATCTAACGAAGAAGTTATAGCAGATGTAAAAGAGTTAGTAGATGAGAATGATAAACCTATCTTTATAGTTCTTGAAAATCCTTTCTGCTGTAAATTGATTGAAGATCCAGTAATGCTTACCGAAGGTAAAGAGGAAACTGAAACAAAATACAGTGTTCAATATTATCCTTACATGCCTTTATCTGCTGAGAAAAAGATCTCTATTGATCCTAGTTGGGTTGTTGCGATAGTAGAACCTAAAAAAATGGTAAAGGAATCTTATGAGGCAAGAATGAATGGAACAGGAAATTAAAATATTAGTTTTAGTAAACGGCGATTTAATAATAACTCAGATAGAAGAAGTAGCTGCTCTAGATATTGGTGATCCCAACTGTAAGATGATATCTCCTTACAGAATAGAGGGAGAAGAAATGTCACCATATTTAAGTAATGTGACAGATGACGTTGAAATTATGATATGTTCTGATAAAATACTTACATTGGTTGAACCACACAAATCATTAGTGGATTCATATTTGAAACTAGCTACAGCATGAAGTTCTATACAAATGTTTTCCAGATCGGCAACAGTATGTTGGTCAGGGGATATG